TCGACGTTGGTTCGGATCATGGGGGTCATGTCCATGACGTACTGGCAGGTCATCATGAAGAAGAGCTTCCAGTGGCGGCCATTCATGAAGCACTGCCGGATGCACTCGTCGCGCATGAAGGACTTGTCGTACATGCAGTCGTCCAGGAGCAGGAACGCAGCCTGCCCCTGGCCCATCCCCACGAGCTTGCGCTGGCGCTCGAGCACCTTTTCGACGGCCGGCTTGTTGTAGTCGCCGTAGATAAAGAGGTCCGGCACGAAGTTGCGGTAGTGGTGGTTGCCGTCCTCAGTGCCTGACATGACGATGCCGGCTGGGATGTGCCGCTTGTGATACAGGATGTCGGTCACGAGGGTCGACTTGCCTGTGCGGCGCTTGCCCACGAAGATGCACACCGAGTCGTCCGCCATGGTCGATGGGTCGAACTTTTTGAGTTGCAAATTCATTCCTGATAGTCAAAATTAATTTTTTAAACTATTTTCAACACATATTCACGGGCCGATTTGTAAACGCCCACTGCAGTAGGGGCTGTTACCGCACTAAAATCATTCTGGAACACTATTGAATACTGACCAGGAGAGGTTCCGGCAGGTATCGTATACGTAATGGTCACGTCTTTAACTCTTACAATCTGGTTTGTTACGGCTGCGATTTGTACCCACCCTGTTCCGTAGTTGACATACGCAGACTGGTTTTCATTATAAGTAGCACTACCTGTGTTAATTCTTAGAATAAATGTAAGAAGTTGGCCTATGGAACCCGTAATTATAGTAAACGGATATTGAGTTGTATTAGCTCCGCCTAGTGCTATGGTGTCCCTGGTATCAAAGTAGTTGATGCCTGTTGTTGTGTTTGTGCCTGAAACACCCGTGAGTATTTCGTAAGTTGTACTGCTACCGAGTATGGGGAACAGGCCGGTCACGCTCAGAGTGAAAGACTGGGACACCTGATATTCTCCGCAAGTGGCCGTCATGGTGACAGTCTGTGACGTGACTGTGACGCCCTGGCCGATTACGAATGATATCCCGGACGTTGTGGCGGTCACTGTCACGCCCGTTATCTGTGTGTAGGTCCAGCTAATCGGGAGGCTGTACGAATTTGTCAGGAACGCCGACACGAATTGCGAACCAGTGGTTGTGTTGAGCGTTTGGGTCCCTGGGTTTTCGAGCACGAGCCCGGGGTCGTTGACAGCCGTCAGACCGAATGACATGGGGTAGAAGTAAGTACCGAAGCAGGATGCGGTTACGCTAATCGTTTGGCTGATAGCAGTTCCTTGCGCGACCGTGAAAGTGATGCTCGTAGGAGTTGTCACTGCTGTCAGACCTGCGACCGACGTGTATGACCAGTTAATAGGCGCCAAGTAATAATTGGCTATATTAAACGAAAATGACTGGCTCGTGAGTACAGTAACTACAGTTTTATTAGAGATGGTCCCCCATACGAGATACGGATTGTTTGTGGCTGAAATGGTAAAGCTCTGAGAAACAGGGGCCACGGTGGTCTGAGCAGAAACAGTCACGCTCTGACTTGCTATAGAGACTCCCTGAGCGACTGTAAAAACTATATTTTTATTTGTTGTCGAAGAGACTGACAGACCGCTCACCACGGGCGGAGACCACGTCACGGGTACGTTATAAGGATTTGTCAGAGTCATACTAAATGTATTTGAACTACCCACCGTATTGAATGCCAGTGTCCCTGGATTAGACAGCGCGAGCATATATGATGTCGTCGGTGGCGTGTTGTTGACTCTAGAGTTTGGCGTGCCTGTTATCTGGAATGGAACTGGGTAAAGGACGCGCAGCAGGCCGTCTTTAATCTTCAGGATATTGTAATTCCTGGCGTAGATGTGAATGGTTCGGCCGTAGGGTGCCGTGGTTGGCACTAGGACAAAGTCAAACTGCTGTCTGAGGCAGCTCATATTGACCGACCCTGACGGATTTATGTTTTCAGGGTCGAGCGCGAACGAGTACATATAGAAGTATCTGTCCGGGCACCTGGTATGGTTTTCGAGCCCTTGCAACGCCCTCAGGAAAAGCGGCGTGCCCATGTCCGTCGTGATGACTTCTGCGTTGTTCAGGAGCATCCGCAGTGTCAGCAGCTGTTGGGCGCCGGTCGCCACCGAGGTCCAGGTGTACGGGTCCGATCCAAAATCCTGAATAACAAAAAATAATTCTTTTGTTGGGTTTTGGAACTCTGTGTAGACTGTGACATTGCTCGTGTAAAAAGTACTGAGGTCATAGCGCTGAGTCTGGTTGAACAGTATGGTCAATTCATTTTTTATAAAATAATTTTTTTCGGGTTCAGGGAGGAATATGTAGTTGACGTAGAGCGCGGCTGTGAAGGGAGGGTTGGTGGTACCGGCGAGCAAGGAGCCCTCCACAAAGTTTCTGAGAGACAGGCGAATGCGCGGATTTTCCTTGAGCGCGCAGACCGGCAGACCCTTGTCGAACACACTGAACGGCAGTTTGACATAGTAGGCTGACAGGTTACTGGTGAGAGACTTGCCGACGAGGTTCGACAGAGAGCTCTGTTTTGTCTGTGGCACAGTCAGGTCATTAGTCATTTCCAAAAATTCTCCATCTATTCTTTCTATTATCTGGTCGCCGTACTCCAGCTGCGCCCAGTTGAGCATGTAGGTCCCGAAGCTGTCACAGACGACAGACGGCTGGCCGCTCGGATACAGGAAGTTCAGGTACACGTCCTTTATAAGGTCGCCTTCTTGGTAGAGCTCAATTTCAGTTTCTTCGCCGTACGAAACTGAAATTGGAAACTGGAGTCTGATGATTTGCGAAGCAAACTGAGAAGTCTTTGAGTAGCGCTGAATAAAGTAAGTCGCCTCGGGTTTGCCTGATATGATTTTATCAGATGTGCCTAGTCTGACAACATCCATCCTACTATACTTTTCTATATTAATGTCGCGCGGCCGTTCGCGATGCTCAGGACCCGATAGCCATAATAAAATAAATTAATTTTGTAATTTGCCTGAATATTTGGAGAGTATTGCTGATAGAACGAAAGTACTATTTTGCTCGTTTTGCTGTCTATGTTTTCAAAGTTAAGGTAGCCGCCTTGGTTATACTCCTTCGGCGACTTGCCCCAGCAGTATGTGTACATGCTCTTTGACGGGATGCTGAGACCGTTGTCCATGGGCTGTTTGTACTGGTAGAACACGCCAGTTGCGAACGGCCCCATGAGGTTTCGGCCGTTTATGAAGATGTCGGTCGATTCCAGAACGTCGATACACTTGTTGGTTGTGCCGTCGAAAAACGTGACCGGGGTTGTGATTGTGATGTAGTCGGTCGTGTAGCCGTAGGCGTACCTGGACGCGTAGTAGGCGTTGGTGCTGACCGATTCGTAGTTGGCGTCCCGGACAAACCAGACCATCATGGTCACAGGGAAGTCGGCTGTGAAGTAGTGTGTCGGCTTACCGTTCTGGTAGTTGGTGACGGCGTCATTTTTAGACACGTTGATGACTGACCTGAAAGGCGTCCCCTGGTAGTACAGGCGCTCCTCTTTGCTGAGCATAATCTCTTCGGTTATGAGGCGTGGATTTACGAATTCTATAGGCGTGCTATAGTTGGTGAACCAGAGCTGCGGTCTGAAAAAAAATTTTATAGAAATTCTTTGGTTTAGGATGGCACATAGTGGCAAGGGCGGCGTCTCCAGTCTCTGTCGGGCCTTGATGCCGTGGCTGTGCCTCCGGCAGAAGAAGAGCTCGAGCGGAATCATAAGGTCGAATGGGCTCGCTGCAGACAAGGGTGACCCCGGCGTCTGACCGTTGTTGATGACTTTGTACATGGCGAGCTTCTCGTCGGCATCGAGCAAGAGTTGGTCGTGGATGATGTACCAGTCGTCCTTGATGTACTCGACCACCTGTTCGCCTATACGGAACTCGACGTGTTCGATGATGGCCCGGCCTATAAACTCTGTGTAGTTGTAGCCGGTCGGCAGGGCTGGCATGGTCAGAGCCAAGTAGGCGTTGGTCATGAGGTCGCCGAGCTGTTTGGGGTCCAGAATGGTCTCGACCACCTGACCGACAAACTTGGTGCCAGGCAGTTTCGTGACTCGGTGGAATTGTGAAAACTGACTATACTGCTTGAAGGTGGGTCTAAATTGAAAATTATCTTCAAAAATATATTTATCAGTTTTACTTGTTGCTTGAAGGACTGTCACCGGGGCGGATTGCGCCATACTATTTTATCTGAAGAAAATAGATGGCAGTCCAGCTGGCTGCGAGAGGACAACAAGACATTTATATAACAGGTAAACCTGAAGTGACATATTTTAAAAGCCTGTACCGGCGTTATACGCCTTATATCAAAGAGACTATAGGCATTAATTTTGACAATCAGGTAATTACAGGTGTTCCGGTCGTGGCGACCATTCCGTTTCGGGGTGACATGGTTACGGACATAACTCTTAAACTCGTGCTTCCGGCGCTTTACACCATCATATCGGCTATTTACTGTTGGCCTGTTTACCCCGCCCAGATGACGAGCGTGATGCCAATCTACATAGTGTCAGGCAGCACTGCACTGCTTGCTGTTCAGCTGGCTCCGTATAGCTCCTTTTACTCGACCACAAACTTGCCCTTGTGGATAACACGCTATTACGACGTCGTCCCAGCTTTTGACGGGACTCTCGGACAGTTTTATGTCACGACGACCACGACTGCTGCCATTTACTTTCGGGACGCCGCGAGTGCTTCTTTCTGGGGGTTCGACACCCGGTCACCGGACAGCCTATTCGTAGACGCGACGCTTGGGTCCCTCTACGGTTTCGTTGTAAGAAACAACACCCGGTACGGGCAGCTGAACGCCTCGCAGTCCGGTTGGATCCAAGGCAACCAGCCCATCATTGCGTCGGGTAGCTACTACTACTACGACAGTCCTGCCGAACGAATCATCCAGAACGCCTCGCTCTACATAGGCGGCCAGCTTGTCTCATCGGTGAACGGTAACTACATAGACGTGTACAACGACCAAAACGTTCCGTACGAAAATCAGAGCGGTCTCACCTTCTTGACCGGCAAAAGCGACTCGAGCACTGTGTACTCGCCACGTACGTACTACACGAAGATTCCGTTCGGTCTGGACAGCATCCCGCTGTGCGCCCTTAAAAGAAACGACGTCAAGCTCTCGGTCACCTTTAACCCTGTGGACACCCTGACACTGCCGGCATACAACGCTG